AAGTCTAACGCTTCCATTCTATCCTTGCCTATGCCTTTGAGAATATTATCCATTTTAAATCTCCTTTCGGTTGAAGCAACATAATTACATTAGTCTTTACGGTGTTTCAATGATATAATGAATATAAACAGATTAAAGAGGGTGTTTCTTATGTTAAACTTCATTAACCGTTTGCCAGCACCTATAAGAGTTGTTCTCGCAGCCTTGTCGCTGCTCCCCAAGGTGTTATTATGGTTTGGTGTACCACTTTTAATATTTGTTATATTGCTACTTGGCATTGGTGAATTATATCGCCTTTTCTTCTGACGAGTTATAAGTAAAGCGACTACGAAGTCAATCGTAGTCGCTTTTTATTTTACCAATTGCTTGATTGTCTATCCAAACACTTCACTCAAAGCATCTTTAAAATTTCCGTGCTTTTTGTATGCGGCCACCAGTCCAGCTTGTTTGTCAACTTGGTCAGCAAAGATTTCTTTATTAGCTTCCTGTGGAACAATTCCCAGCATTTTAGACAATGCTTTATATCGCTCGCTGTCTTTTTTGATACCCTTATATTCCGCTATCGCCAAGGCTTGATGCGCAGCCTCGGTAGGCTCGGTGCCAGCCTTGATTAAGTCATCATAAATGATTTTTATATTATTCTGTGCGGTTTCAAGCGTTGTAAAATCCATACCATTTACTTTGGCTTCAAACGCACCTTGGGGATTTGCTACGGTGACTTGCTGACCGTTTTCTTCCAATACGCCTTTGCGTTCAGCTAAGCCTCTGTTGTACACCTCGCTCCAGCCATTGTAGACAGCTCTCATTTGAGGCGGTACTTCTTTATCAGGGTTTTCTGCTTTCCAATCCATTACTTTCTGCATTTCATCTTGCGCCAATTTCATAGAAGCGTCTGACACTTTGTACTTGCTGGTAGTGGTATTCGCTTTAGCCCCCAGCAAGCCCAAGTCATACTGATGTTTTGTGGCTGCATCAGCTAATTTGTCAGCGCGAGTTCTGTTATACTGCATGATGCTGACTGCGTTTTTCTTTAGCTCGGCTGCCGCTTGTGGGTCGTACTTGGCCAGCTCATCAATTTGTTGAATGCCTTTGATGATACTATTGGTGTCGCCATTGGAATTGTAGAGATTGTCATAAATCTCTGGCAACATAAGATTGCCCACATTTGCAGACAATTCCTTTTGTAGTGTCGTAAGTCTTGGTTCAAGAACTTCTTGGTTTATATTGTTTTGCTTAGCCCACGCCTTAACGCTATCTACATCAAGGTTATTGTATTTTTGTTGCGCTCTCTGCAACGGAGTAAGTTCTTCTTGCTTTTTCATGAAGTTGATTGCCCCTTTTGCGTCTGCGCTTGCAATGGCTTCAATGGCTTTATCTACGCCACTTTTTCCATATAGATGGTCTAGAATGGGTGTAGTGCCTTGCGTTAAATCAAAGTTCAAGGCATTATGCGCTTCTTGGAGTTGGCGTTGATAATCTGGTGTTTTCACCTGTTCTGCTGCATTCGCTGCCAGAACTTCATCCATAAAGGCTTTTTGTTTTTGTTCTTCAATGTAATCGTCCAGCTTTTCAGCCTGCCTTTTTTTGGCGTTGGCTGCCCACATATTTCCGTAGGCACCGCCTAACGCCATTCCAAGTTGAAAAGATGGGTCTGCTATAAGCCCTGTTGAGCCTTTATATTTTCTTAGCATACTTCCCACCCTTTCTTATTTCATGTAATTCCAAAAACCGCTGTTGCCAGCAAGTCCTGTTGCTACGCCGCCAAGGAAGCCACCTATTCCACTACCGCTATTTTTGCTTGTTTGTACGCCAGTACCATATTTACCGGCAATGTTACCGAGCACATTGTTGCCACTTTGTTGTAAGCCAAGAGAAGCGTTCCACAAATTAAGCGCCGGTTGTTGAGCAGCTTCCTGTGCCGCTGCACTAGTAGTGATTCCTGCGGCGGCATTACTTACGCCTTGTTGGCCAAGCTGACTTAATGTCGCCACGTTGTCATTATAGCTTTGTGCCATAGCGTTACCTACATTTTGACTTATGTCGTCTAGTGCAGCATTGGTTATGCTGCTGTTAAGAACACCACGTTTGCCAAGGGAGTTTATTGCTTCTCCCACGGTTGCATTCACGCCATCTTTAACAGCAGCAGCCATATTGTCGGTGTATGCTTGCGGAAGTACGCCGTTTTGCAAATTCCCAATGATTTGGTTTGAATTTGCAATTTGCTCTTGCGCAGCCTTGTTCATTCCAGAATAATCTGCTTGAACAGTGCCGTAGCTATCCCACAAAACTTCACCAGCCGAATCATTCAGCTTAATTACATTGGGGAAAAATTCATTTTGGTATTTGAGCTGCATTGCTAACAACTCACGTTCTTCTGGCGAAGGCGTGTAATTGTATGTAGTTGTACTCTTGCCGCCGCCAAACATTCGCAGGTTAAATGTGAGCATTTTCATTTTTCTACCTCGTTTATAAAGCTAATAACATAATAAGCGTTACATTGCTTTTCTTTGTCCCACCAAGCAGGAAAGGCGTAGAACGGTTTGCCAAGGTGATTTTTGCCTTCATACCGAAAGCCGCCGTTCCTGTCGTCCAGTGGGATTTTCTTTTCTATCTTACCTTTTAACGCACGGATATACGGCTCTATGTTTCTTATACAAATAGTAAGAATGGCTGGGATGTTGTTATCCCTGCAAATAACAACTCCAGTTTCATACCAATGTTTACCGTCTCCGCAGGCTTCAAAGATGATTAGTCTTTCTTTATTTTCGCTAACACCGTACTGAGCATATCCCCTGCGCTCATCGTATAGCGTGACAGCCCCTTGGATAACTTTGTGTGTGTCGCCACTTTTCTTTTCGTAAACTTTTACCCATTCTTCAAAGGTCATGGCGTTTCACCTAGATTATCATCGTGTAAAGCATTATATCTGTAATGCTGTGTAAGGATTCACTTTTCAGTGTTAATTGCACATACGGCAATTTATCATAAAGATGCTTTATTCGTTTGGGCGATTTTAGATTGTATTCCCAACTTTGCTTACCGCTTTTGAGTAAAACGGTGCCATCTTCACCATCAATCATCACGCAATACTTTCTGGTAAAAAAGTATTGTGCTGATATGACTTTGCGTGTTACCAGTTTTGTTTCTATTGGAGTTCCGTTATCACTTGCTTCGTTAAATCCCCATCTATGTAAGGATTCCCCTATTGCCATCACGACACCATTATCCGTGTCCGCAATGTCTGTAATAGGTGCAGGGAATGTCAATTTGTATCCTGCGCCCATATTGTATTGATATACGAACAGAGCACGACGTTCTTCGCTGTTGGGAGCGATGACTAGTTGGCGCTTCGAGATAATGTTCCAGCAAGATGGTTCGTGTATGGCTTCACAAAGTAGTTTGTTTATTTTGTAGCCGATTTCATTCATAACAAAGTTGCCGTAGGTCTGAACGGTATCTACACTTCTAATGCCGTTCCTTGTTATGAAAGCAACTGAATTGCCAACTATTTCTATGGATTTTTGGTTTGCTTCTGCGTTGCTTCGCTCGCCTACTTGCATAACAGACCAGTTGGGATATTCGCCACTAACCGAATAGATACGCCCGTTAGTTTTGAAAACAAGAATGTCATTTGCCATAGGCTTGCAAGTGATGATGTCACCGTCGTCTTTATAACCTACCTCTAAAAACTTTGCACTGCTATCATCGTTACTATCCTCAGCCCACGCCGCTTCGCTTTTGGCGTCCCCTACGCTGGAGTAATAAAGATAGTCGTCACCTTGATGTGTAGTTACCAATCTGCCAAAACGCTCGAAAACATTGTCGCATAAGTAACTGTTTTCAATCGTGCTAAGAGTTTTGTAGTCGTACACTTGCAAGTGTCCACCACTTGCTATGAAGATTTCACCACCAAACTTGCAGTAAACAGCAGCATTTGTTCCCGATAGCGTTCCGACTTCCGAACACCCAGAGTAATCAGCAAAATATACCTTGCCGCTCACGCCAGTAATCAAAAAGCCACCTGTCGCCATATCATAAAAGAAATTTTTAATGTTCTCGTTTATTGATATTATCGGTGCAGACAAGCCGCCTCTTGTTCGTAGGCGATTGTAGTCGTATTCGTAGTTTTCGATATACGCCGCTTCGTTTTCTGCCAACTTTGTGTCTGGCAGTGCAGTATTTATGCCGCCGCTAAAATCGCTAAAAGAAATTGCCGTCAACTGTCCACTTCTTTCAATAGGCATTAGCAACACTCCTTTTGAGGTCTTCCAGTCTTTCGCAATCACAATCAACTTCGATTTCATGAAGCATTAACGCTTTCTGCTGTTCGCAAATTATGTGCGACTGAATTTCAATTATTTCTGATTGCTTTTCAATTAGCTCGACAGTATTCATATCTCATCCCACTCCAACGGCGGAAGTTCTTCGAATACTTCTTCAAGCGTGGGTATTTTTCGTCTTCCTGCCACCACTTCATCTAAGATTTTGTAACACTTTGCCCAAACGTAGCTTACCCAATCTTTGACAAGCTCTGCTTCCAATCTGAATTTTTCAACTGGAGAATATAGGTAAGTGCCAACACAAGTATGAACATCGTCATAATTGCGTTCCTGTACTTTTTTGTCCATCCATTCTTGAACTGCATCTGAATAATATTTTTTCATTTTTTCATATTCCAGAAACAATAACATGAATTGTTCTTCTACTTGGCTCTTTGTCAAAGTTGTGCGTAGGTATGTTTCGTCACATTGCCAACCAATGCGCTCGCCGTGTTCGTCAACTTCGGTTACAGCTTCTATGTTGGCTCTCAGCCAAACGTCAGCTTCTCCAGTGGGCAGTTGCATATACGTCAGCTCATTTGGTTTTGCCGGATAAAAAGCCTTCTCCATTTTTGCTTAGCCTCCTGTCATAATCACTAACAACTTTTGCTGCACATTTAAAGGCGGCAGACATTCCAAGTTTCCGCACGACCGTCTTTGTGTCCGAGTGGTCATAAAAGCCCTTGTAGCTTACCACTCTCCTCGCCTGCGGTAAATGAAGTCGTTTGACACGCATATATCGCAAAACCAGTCTTCTGCTATGAATGAAATTCCTTGCTCTCAAGGTAATTTTTCCGTTTCTGTGTATGACAAACCCCATCATATCTATGCCGTCAACGTCAATGTTTTTAATGTGCCAGTTGCTCTTTAAGGTAAACCCTAGCTTTTGTTTCGCAAAGCTAGTCAAGGAATTTGCTGCCAAGATAAGATTTTTGCGTGATGTACCTGTGATGAGAATATCATCCATAAATATCAGAGAATGCGAAGCCAGTTTTTGTCTCTTTCCTCTCCTCTTGTTTCCGTAGGTGTTCATAAGGTGTCTATAAGCAAAAGAAAACATATATTGCACCGCCCATTGTGATGGCAAGGCTCCTATCATAAAACCTTTATAGCCACCAACCCTATGTGACGATAACAGTATTTCCCATAGCCATAACACGTCTTCATTTGCACAATCACGGCGCAAGAGATTAAGAAAAATGTCCATATCTGCACTCGGATAACATTTCTTTGCGTCCATCTTTACGTGCCACTTACATTTGCTAGAATAATGGCGTTTGTGCTTTTTCGCCCAACGGATAGCCTTATTGTCAGCCTTCACCCAATGCCGTATCATTCCAACACCGTAGTTTTGCCCACGCCCCTTTATGCTGCTAGCTTGCTGAATTACCAAGCGTCGCTTAAAGACTGGCATAGTTCCCCAAACAACGATGTAATCAAACACCTGTTGCATAGGCGTTTCGTCACCAATCAATCGTTCTTTCATAGTCGTGTGGTCGTAACGCACCCTAATCCTAACTGGTGGCAAATTCAGTTCTCTTGCCGCTATTCTTGCAACAGCTTCTTTTGCTATGTTTATTATGTATGGCTCTAAGATTGTATTATCTTGCTCATCAAGAGCTTTGAAGTATTCCGTTAAAGACATACCGTGCTTCTTTAACAAATTCCTGAAATCGTGGCGGCGTTTATGCCTTAGAATGCAATCTCTCACCCAAGGCAAAACAACACGCCAGTTTCTTAAATCTATATCCTTGCAACTACGTTTCGTAGAAAACCATTCCTTTCTGTGATTGTATTGGGCTTTCGCTCTCCTACCAGCCCAACGGTTTACTATCAATTTTCGCCGCAGCGTGGACTGCATGACGCAATAATTTTATATTGATTACTTGACAGAAGTTCGGGCGAGGATGTTCCAGTTCGCATTCGACAGCCCATTGTTGCCGTTGAAAGCAGAAAGACCACCGTTAGCAGCACCGTTGTTGAGGTTGCCAAAGGCAAGAAGAAAACTACCCACGCTGAACGTCATGCAGCCCTTATTCTTATAAACTTTTAAAAATCTATTTTGTTCTTAGGGGCATAGCCCCTCTTGAGCGTTATGCGCTCAATTCACCCCTGTTCCCATTGGGAGAAAGGCGGGCGAGGAAGCCCCAGTGCGCATTCGACAGCCCACTGTCGCCGCCGAAAGCAGAAAGACCACCGTGAGCAGCACCGGCGGTGAGGCGGCCAAAGGCAAGCCACTCTCTCGTGCCAACTGCGGCCGCATTAAGATATGCGCCATCACGAGTATATGTTGTGCTGCTTCCCCCTTCATATTCGCAACAGAAGAAGCAACCTTTGCTGTATGCCAGTTTCTTGGTGTACTGCCAAGAACTCTCAGCAGGCTGCAATAGTTTAATGCCAGTGGCTTCATAGTCGCCTGTTATTGCGGTTGATTGCTTTCCGCTACTTCTTACTACATAAGGCTCGTAATAATACTCGCCGCCTTCTTGGGTAAGATTAAGAATGACATCTGCATATACTTCGTAGCCGCCTACCATATATTCAATGCCTTGCAGCTTCGCAGGATATTTCCCGTTGGTGTAACTTACAGGGCTGCCGTCGTTGCCGAGAACGCTGTCTGTGTAGCCAGTCTCCCAGTGCCACGTTGAAATGTAGGTAGTTCCTGCCACGGAAGCACCGTTAGCGACAGTGTCGAACGAATCACCATCAACGTAAATCGCAGTATAAGCGGATCCGTTTAATGTCACCGACTGTACGTCTACTACCTTTCTTCCATCTTCACCACTAACACTGTAAAAGGTAGCCGCATTTCTATCGTGAGATGTTGAGCTGCTCCCCCATACGCCTATGATAATGGTGCTTCCAATGGGATATGCCGTATTGTTTGCTGCAATGAGAATGCGATTGACGCCTGTTTCAGACACTAGTGCGTTGTTGGTTGCGTTGTGGTTTATGCAACCTTGAAGGATACCGTCTAATGTCATACTTCCATATTTTATGAACGCCATAATCTTCAAGAAGCTGTCGTCGGTAATGCTACCACCACTATACTGTGCACCATTAGCGGCAGCGTATGTGTGCAAGGTGTTGTGGCTGACTTTTCTTGCCGTCGGGATTACGCCAGCGCAACAGGTTAGCTTTCCGTCTGTAACGTGAGCCATGTACTTTGCGTGGATTGTCCAACTACGGAAAGAGTTGTCGCTCACCTTAATTCCAAACGGAGCGTCTATGTTGGCATAAGGCTTCATTGTGGAAGTCCAGCCAAAACGATAAGTGTTGCCGCCGTCAACGGTGTAAATGTAACCGTTCATCTGCAAAACGCCTACATACTTCTTGGTGTTATAGCGGTCGAAGTTGCTTGTAATGCCGTCAATGGCAGTAATGACTACGTCTTTAGTTGTTGCGTCCACTTCCCAGTTGCAATCAACAACAGCAAAAAAAGGGTGACCAGCATAATCATCGTTGTTTTCTTTTGTATCGCTTGAAGGCGTACAGCTCATTCCTGCGTTGTCGCCGCCTTTTGTACCAGTAGAGACGGCACTAATCGACGGTTGATAAAATTCCGTGTAACCGTCCCACTCGATGCGTGTAATGGAATACCATTTATCTACCAGTGCAGTAAGCGTTTTTGAATCTGCCCCCTCTGCGCCGTTCGACAAAAACCAAAGACGCATGACTTCTTTGTATCTTTCTTTAGTTCCATCAAAAAGAAGTGTTACAAGGTTGTCTTGGGGAAGCGGTGTGCCCATTGATATTCGCTCTACCGCATCAGCAATTCGTTTCAAAGTGCTTTCTCTCGGTAAATTTAGTTCTGGCATATAATCACTCCTTTAGTAAATTATGTTTAAACCGTTGTCTTCGCTATCAACCTCGAAAGAAAGTCCAGCTAAAGCCCTTTTGTTGGCTTGCACCTGTGCAACTATTTCCGCATAGCCGTCTGGTGTGCCTTTGTAAATTTCCTCTTTCAATCGTTCTGTTTCTTCTTTCGCTTCAACAGCAGTCTGCGCATTGCTGGCCGCTTGGCTTGCACTCGAAGCAGCCGCATTCGCTTTTGTCGTAGCTGTGTTTGC